CCTCGAACTTAGGGCGCGGCGGCGTCTGGAACATCCAGGCGCGTGGGTTCCCGGTGAGGTCTACATCGCTCGCGTTACCCTGGGCCTGTTGTTGTCCCTCCGGTGTGCTCTGCTGCTGTTGTTCCTGGGCCGCCTGGAGCTGATTAGCCATCTCCGGCATCATCGCGCCCATATTCGGTTCCGGTGCATCATCGCTCAAGAAGCCCAGCTTGGCCTTCGGATCGTCCTTAACCGCCTGGCGAGCCTCATCCGCACTTATCACGTTCGCCTGTAGCAGTGTGGCCAGCATGTTCACGCGGGCGCTGGCGCTCTCGATGTCTCCAGTTTCGTCCTCGGTTCCGAGCGGGTTAAATTCAAAGTTGATTGACTGGTCTATCTCGCCAAGGACCGAGAGCTGAATCGCGCGCAAAATGCGCAGGATCCCATCGTGGAGCAGTTCCTGTTTGCTCATGATGTGGTCGTAGTAGTTCCTTATGTCGCTCTCGCCTGTCGCATTGAATCCCGACGGGCTTATGCCCAGGAGCTTAACGGCCGGCGTCCGGTTAATGGCCGCGATGAATTCCAGGCTCTGGCGTACCACATCGACCACGCCTGAAATCGTGAGGGTGATGTTCTTGATGTCCTCCGCGCTCTTGTCGCAAACCACCACGCTGTCGTTATCGCGGTATCTGCTTAGCGCCAGCATCTTCGCGTCGAGCTGCTGGACGCCCTGCGGCTGGCTTAGTAAATCTTCGGTATTGGTCTGAAAAACTAAAAGGTTCAGCTTCTCGAGGATCCCGCTGGTGGCTACGCGCGCCCGGTTCCAGTGCATCACGTAATCCCACAAAATCTGCGCCATCGGGATGCCTAGGAAGTTGTACGCCGGTCTGAGCAGGGTCGGCGGCAAGTTGTCTCTCAAGATTACCAGGCGGCTCGCGTGCACACGCTTGCCTAATATCAGCCAATAATCAGGATCGGACATGTAGTTTGATTTCAATGGGTCTATCGCGTTGTAGGTTCCCGGTGCGCAATTTACCGGATCTATCACCACCAGCTTGAGCTCGGTGCCCTGTTTGATTTCGTCGCTTTTTTCGCTAATCTGCAGAGGGATTGACGGGTCGTCAGTCCCGGTGTCGATGTAAATAAGCGCGCCGCCCATATAGCCCATAGTGGCCACGGCCGTGTTGAAAATCTTGCGTAGATTGAGCTTCTCGCAGCGCTCTGTGATTTGCTTGATCTTATCCGGGTCGGTCTCATCGCCTCCGGTGATGTCGATCCATTCGCGGGTGATGTCGTCTGCCACCGTCTGGATGCAGGTGCGGATCATGCCGTTCTGGGCGATTTGCTGGAGCACACCGTAGCCTATGAAGCTGGTCATCGGGTACTGCCCTAGGTCGGTGCCGTGCTGGACTAAGCTCTGATAAATCTGCTCAAATCCGGCCGAGAAGGCGTGATCTAGCGCAATCCTTGAGTCCGGCTCGCTGTCCTTTATGCCCTTGGTTCCCAGGGTCGCCGGCAGTGAGAATAAGCGCTTAACGTCCGCAAGGTTGCGGATCTTCGGAGCCTGTGGGCTCACGGGCTGGCGCAGTTCTGCGAGCACGTCCTCGATGGAGGCGCGTCTCTGCTCCGGTTGCTTGGTCTGCGGTTTGTTTTTTGTGGTCATGGCTATCTCCCTCTCAGTGCCAGGATGTTTTCTAAGGTTATGCGGCCGCCGTGTTGCAGATCCTGCAAAGCCTGGGTCATCGCGTCCACCTGGTCGTCATGCGCTCCGGCCGGGAAGCTCAGGAGTTCGTCGGTGAAGCTCCGGATCCATGGGGCGATTTCCGGCGATGGCAGGAATACGTTATGGGCCTCCCACAGTGTGGCTATCGCGCTGGCTCTGGCCTCTTTGCTCTCTGTAGGTACCACCGGTATGATTCCAGGGATCTGGGTTTTCAAAGTATCGATGATCGCGCTCCCGTTTGCCTTGTCCTCTACCAGCTTGCGCAAGGCCTTTTTGTGCTTTTTGCTCAAAGCGATGAACTGATGCATAGTGGTTACAAAGTCCCACCGGCCACGTACCTGGTCCAACAGGTAAAATTGGCCGCCGGCCCTTGCCCACACCGCGCCTACCACGTAGTCGCTTCCGTCTGAATCTTTGAAGGTCATATCCCAGCTGAGCACGATTTTATCAAATTCTGCCGGCGGTGTCGTGTAGTAATTAATCCAGTCCTCTTTGAACACACCGCCGCCGGCTGGGATCGGCCTCTGCTGGTAAAGCGCGGCCCACTCGCTCGGTGGCATCGTGGCCTGCTTCTCGCGGAGGTCTGCCAGCGGATATCGTTCCGGGTGCAGGGCCTCGCCTTCCCGGCGGTACTTCTCATCATGCTCTGCAATCGCCGGATAATTGATCAATTTCCATGGCCTACACGGCAGTCCGTCCGGGGTCTCGCTTGGCTGTGCAAGCAGGCGGCCTACCAGGTCTGACTGGTGCCAGCGGGTGCACATCACGATAATTCCGCCGCCTGGGCTCAGTCGGGTGGACGCGGTGGAGGTGTACCATCCGTACACGCTGTCGCGTACCGTCTCGGAGTAGGCCTCTTTGCGATCTTTGAACGGATCATCCACAATCAGGATGTCGCATCCAGTACCGGTGATACCGTTGCCAACGCCGGCGCTTCGGTATGAGCCCTGGTGGCCTACGATCTCGAGCAGTTTGGTGGTTCGCTCGTAGGCGCCGTTGTCTCCCGTGACCGCTACGGCCTCGCGTCCGGCGAGGTAGGTGTCAAATAACCGGTGGTAGGCCGGGCTGTCCATGATTCTCTGCACGTCTCGGTTCATTCGCGTGGATAAATCGCTTGAGTACGAACAGGCGATCACGCTCATGTCCGGGTATCGGCCGAGCAGGTAGGCTGGGAACTCGCGGCTCACCAGCTGGCTCTTGCCATGTCGCGGCGGTGCCGTGAGGATTAATCGCGGGCTCTTGCCTGCTACCACATCCGCCAGGAATTCGTCGAGCTCGCGGCACACCTCCCGGTGAAACCATCCCATTTTGAACTTCGGGAAGGTGTACAGGGTGAAACATGCGAGGTTGTTCCGCGCTTTTCGCGTAGCAAGCTCTAGGAGGGCCTCCTGGGGCGTTACCTTGGTATCCCTATTCTCCGCCATCTGAGAGGCCCTCAGAGCTCAAATTTTTGGGGTCTGTGGCGGTCTCGGAGGTCGATGCTTGATCTGCGGTCTGTGATCCGGTATTTCCCTCTGCCACAACCGCCATCAGTTCATCATCGCTCATGTCCGCCGTTATCCGCTTAACTGCTGCCTTGACGTTGAGGCTGCGGTCGTCCTTCCAGTTGTCCGGATCTTTGTTCTTTAGCCAGAAAATGATCGCGCCCAGGTTGCCTTTGCGGATCAAATCCTTGAGGGCGTGGACCACCTCGCCTACTCCGGCCTGCTGGCCTTCCTCGTAAGCCTTGAGGAGCTTTTTGTCTTTCTTGAGGTGAATGTAAAACGTGCGGGAGCTGATTCCGAGCACGGCAGAAATCTGCGCGACGGTCATCCCGTCCGCGGCCAGGCTCCGGACCTTCTCGTAATTTTTTAAGTTCTCGCTCTTGAGCTTTCTTGAGATCGGTGATGCCATTTGTGGGTTACCTCTATTGTCTACGTGTCTAGCACCAATTTTACCAAAGATCAAGACCTCCGCGAAACTTTTTTATTTTCTTATGTGAAGTCGTCGATCTTTTGTTTTCGCCGCGTCCGCGGTCGGGGTTCCTTTTCCGCCTGGGGGCCGGACCTCCTCCGGATCGTCTCTCTGCCTCCTCCGCCCTCCCGGCCGCGCTGGCTCCTCCGGTTCCGGTTTGTAGGGTACAAGTATTTTTGTCTTGTAGACTTTTTAGGGTTGTAACACGTGTTTCTGTAACATCATGGTTTCTAAAAACTCTGGATCATGCGTATGTGTGCGCGTGTAGATCTATGCGCGCGTGTAGTATTACACGATATACTTAATAATAAAATAGATGTTACATGTTACAAAATACAGAGATCCTTATCTGACGGGGCTTCGCGCTAGTAACACCATTGTAACACCTGGTGTTTTATCCGTGTCACAAACGGGTTGTAACACGTGTGACATGTTACAAATCATAAAGTTTCCCTATAAAAGTGTTCTGCTGTAACCGCGTTACACGTTACCGTCTGTTGCACTCCTCTTTTTTCCGGCCGACTTTGTTGCGCGAGCGCGTTACGTTGCCCCGGTCCCGAAATAAAAAGGGACTCGGCTAAAATGTGACCTACATCACACTTGCGAACAAGTCCCTTTTTGCCTTTTCAGCTTTCTTTTTCTGTCTGCTTAGTCCTCAGTTTCCTCCGGATCTCCTCTGCGCCATTCGCGATGAACTTCTGATCCTATGCGCACTGCTTTGGATAAAAATCCGAGCTTTCTGAGCAATTTTGCGCATCTTCTGGTGTGTTTTGCTTCGATTGACGACTCATTAAATCCCAGGGCGTACTTGAGAATTGAGCGGGTATTGTGGACCTGCTGTTCTGCCTTTGGAAGCGAGTATTCGCCGTCAAACCATGATTCGATGGCGTCCTCCCATGGGTCCTC